ACTACAATCAAAGTATATGAGTATGATATCTAAACTACAAAGTGAGTTTGGGTTATCTGATTCTGATGGGGTAGCTGATTATCATCAAGCGTGGTGGAGTAACTTTGTGGATAAAAACGCAAAAGGATTAGATGCACAAGAAAAGATTGGTTTGGTTAAGAGATGGGCATTTGGAGATAAAGGATTCAGAATAGCAACAATACAAAACCCTAAATTAAGAAGTTGGGCAGACAATACTGAAAAGAAAGACCAAGCTAAAATAGCAAAAGATAACCTAATGAAATTTGAAGAAATATTCTTAGGTGTTGGTGCAGATGTACTTTCATTTATGGAATCAGTACTTACCGCAAATCCAACGGAAGCAACTAAACAAATGGTAGCTAGATTACATAAGACGGTTGATGATGTTAGAAAGTTGGGAGACCCTAAGAAGTTGGATAAACTTAAATTAGAATTACAAAGATTACAGGCATTAGGTGGATTTGAAAAGATAGTTCCAAATGAAGGTATCGTATTTGTATATAACGGAAACACTTACAAATTAACAGGAGCATTCGCTCCACTTAATCAAATATTAGGTCTTTTTTACGAATAATTTTTAACGTTTTTTCCAAAAAGTATATACTTATATATACGAATATATAGGAAATAATATGGCAAAAGAATTCAATCGAAAGTACATGCATCCGACTCGTAGAAAGTTATCGGATATGGTATTACGTGGGCAGGAATATGAAACAAATGCACAAATCTCATTATCAGTAAATCCGGAAGCTAATATTACAAGAGAAGTTGGAGAAACTTGGACTGATTCAAACGGAGTTCAATGGGAACAAAAAAAATGGGGTAAGGAGCAGATATCATCATTAAGTGATACAATGGCTGGAGTTAGAAACTATTTAGCAGAACTTAATAGATGTAAAGGTGTTGGATGCAAAACAATCAAATTAGGTAGAGTTGATAAAAAGTTAATATCCAAAACAGGATATTGTATAACGTGTCTTGCTATAAAAGAAACTCAAATAAAAACTGATGGATTGTGGGATGCATACGAAACCTACAAATTAACATCAAATATGATTGACCATGGTACTGACGTACTTGCTCAATTTAATCAAGCATATAACGATGCAAAGCAGGAATATGAGTATGTAAACGAAAATGGTACAACTGAAAAGTGGACTATGGAAAGGCCTGTTGAGGAATTAAAAGCTGAAATATTATTAGAAATTACAAACGTAGAAGCTGAAGTTATACAAGTTACAAAATTAAGAAATGAAGCTTGGGAATTACTAAAAGATAAAAATTATGATTTAGTAAAACCACCTAAAGATTTAGTATGAGTAACGGAATACAACAAAAAAAATCTCTAAAGCAAATTATTGCAGAAGAATACAAAAAGTGTGCTAGTGACCCTATCCACTTTATGAAGAAATATTGTATGATTCAGCATCCGGTGAAAGGTAAAATACCATTTCACCTATTTCCGTTTCAAGAGAAAACATTAACCGAATTTAAGAACAATCGTTTTAACATCGTTCTTAAGTCACGTCAAACTGGTATATCCACATTATCAGCAGGATATGCTTTGTGGAGTATGTTATTCAATACGGATTTCAACGTATTGGTTATTGCAACAAAACAAGAGGTTGCAAAGAACTTAGTAACAAAAGTAAGAGTAATGTACGAACTATTACCATCGTGGTTAAAGGGTGGTGCATTGGAAGATAACAAACTCTCACTCAAATTACAAAATGGTTCACAAATCAAAGCAATTGCTTCCTCACCTGATGCAGGACGTTCGGAAGCATTATCACTTCTAATATTTGATGAGGCAGCTTTCATTGATGATATCGATGAGATTTGGAAAGCAGCTCAATCTACTCTATCAACGGGTGGGGCGTGTATTGCCCTTTCAACTCCCAATGGTGTAGGTAATTGGTTTCATCAAACGTGGAGTGATGCGGAATCATCTATAAATCCATTCAATACAATCAGATTACATTGGACAGTTCATCCAGAAAGAGACCAGACGTGGAGAGATGAGCAAGAAAGATTGTTGGGAAGAAAAGGAGCCGCACAGGAATGTGATTGTGACTTTATTTCATCTGGAGATAACGTAATTGACCCAGAACTCTTAATGTTCTACAAAGAAACTTATGTTCAAGACCCTGTTTCAAAAGGTGGTATAGATAATAACTTTTGGAGATGGGAATATCCTACATCAAATGCATCTTATATGGTTGTAGCTGACGTTGCAAGAGGAGATGGTGCCGATTATTCTACATTCCACATTATGGATATTGTAACGGCAACGCAAGTTGGTGAATACAAAGGCAAGATAGATACAAAAGATTTTGGAAATTTGTTAGTAGCAATATCAACTGAATATAATGATGCTTTATTAGTAATTGAAAACGCAAACATTGGTTGGGCAACAATACAACAGGTAATAGATAGGGGGTATCGTAACCTATTCTATATGAGTAAAGATTTGAAATATGTAGATGTTGAAAATCAATTAAACAATAGATACAGAGCAGAAGATAGAGGATTAGTTGCTGGTTTTTCAACAACATCAAAGACAAGACCTTTAATCATATCAAAGTTGGATGATTATTTTAGAGAAAAGACGGTTATAGTACGTTCTTCTCGATTGATTGATGAATTGTTCACATTTATATATTCAAGTGGTAGAGCGGAAGCTATGAAGGGTTATAACGATGACTTGGTGATGGCATTCTCTATTGGATTATGGGTAAGAGATACTGCGTTAAGATTAAGACAAGAAGGTATTGATTTAACAAAAATGGCAGTAGCTGGAATTACTGCAAATACATACGAAGGTGTGTATTCACCATCTAATATGGATGAGAATCCTTGGAAGATGAGAGTAGGTGAAGGGTTCGAAGATTTAACCCAATGGTTATAGTGTTTTAATATTTTTACATATTTATTGTATATATCAAAATACTATTTACTATGATTAAGTTAAAATCTTTACTAAACGAAGATGAGTATATAGACCAAGCATATGCTATGGGTGATACTCCGCAAGATAATCCAATTGATGATTATGATGAATTGGATGTTGAGCAAGAAGATATGGATGACTTTATTGCATACTTACAACAATACTCAAACGAATTGAATGAGACAAATTGTAATTGTGTGTTTGAAGCAGAATATCAGGGAAGAGAAGTAAAGTTAGGGAAACCGATGCAAGGCGATGTAAAGAAATTTAAGGTCTACGTCAAAAACCCAAAAACAGGTAAGGTGATTAAAGTGAATTTTGGACAGAAGGGAATGGTTATTAAAAAAGACAATCCAGCAAGACGAAAATCATTTAGAGCAAGAATGAATTGTGATAATCCCGGTCCAAGAACAAAGGCAAACTATTGGAGTTGTCGAAAATGGTAAAATAGAAAATTATGGCAGAATTAAATGATGATAGAAGTTTTTTTGGTAGACTAAAGAAATTGTTTGCAACACAAGCCGTTGTCCGAATTGATAAAGATGGGAAACGTAAAGTTGTTGATACAGATGATAGACAGTACAATACAAACTTTATTAATTTAAGAGATAGATATACAAAGTTACAAAAATCATTCTACGAACAACAAGGTGGTGCTCAATCAATGGCATATTCGCAAGTTCGTAGAGAATTATTCAGAGATTATGATGCAATGGATAATGACCCGATACTTTCATCGGCATTAGACATTTATGCGGATGAATCAACTACAAAAGATGAATATGGTGAGGTATTAACAATCAAATCATCTAATGAAAATGTAAAAGAAGCATTACACAACTTATTCTACGATATAATGAACGTAGAGTTTAACTTGTGGCCTTGGGTTCGTAATATGGTTAAGTATGGTGATTTCTTTTTGGCATTGGAAATTGGTGAGAATCAAGGAATTGTAAATGTAAAACCATATTCTGTCTACAATACTGAGCGATTAGAAAATACTGACCCATCAAATCCTAACTATGTTAAGTTTAAAGTAGAGTTGGATGAGATTGGAAAGAAGGAATATGAGAACTATGAAATGGCTCATTTTCGTTTACTTTCAGATACAAACTTCCTACCATATGGTAAATCAATGATTGAGGGAGCAAGAAGAATTTGGAAACAATTAACTCTTATGGAAGATGCGATGTTAATCCATCGTATTATGAGAGCTCCTGAAAAGAGAGTATTCAAAATTGATATTGGTAACATTCCACCGCAAGAGGTTGATAACTATATGCAAAAAATTATCAACAAAATGAAGAAAACTCCATTCGTTGATAGAAATACAGGAGATTACAACTTAAAATACAATATCCAAAACCTTACGGAAGATTTCTTTTTACCTGTTAGAGGTGGAGATAGTGGTACATCAATTGAAAATATTAGTGGTTTAGAATATACTGCAACGGAAGATATTGATTACTTAAAAAACAAATTATTTGCTGCATTGAGAGTACCAAAGGCTTACTTATCTTATGATGAGAACGTAAATGGTAAAGCAACTCTTGCGGCAGAAGATGTTAGATTCGCAAGAACTGTTGAAAGAATTCAAAGAACAGTAGTAAGTGAATTAACTAAAATAGCAATCGTTCACTTAGCAGCTCAAGGTATTGATGATGCTGAAATGGTAAACTTTGAATTAACTCTTACAAACTCATCTACAATCTATGAGCAAGAGAAAGTAAATCTTTGGAGTGAGAAGGTGAGATTAGGAACTGATATTAAAAATATGAATATGTTATCTACCGATTGGGTATATCATAATGTATTTAATATGAGCGAAGATGAAATAAATACAGAGAGAGCTAAAGTAATATTAGATATCAAAGATAGATTTAGACATAACTCAATTGAACAGCAAGGTGAAGACCCAGCAAATCCACCAAAACAACAAAATGTGGAGCAAGAGATAGAGGAGTTGAAATTGGGTATGAGTCAAGACAAAGGTGGTAGACCAAGAGAAGGTAACACATATGGTAAAGATAAACACCCATATGGTAGAGACCCATTGGGTGATAAAGAAAATCACGGAGAAAGAAAAAGAGAAAATAGAAACATATCAACTGCAAAATTAGC